GAATGATGTAGTTGTAATGCCATTTGTTTAAACTCACTTGGTTCCCATTGGGCTTGGTATACTCTGTTAAGTAAGCCTGCTAGTGGATAGTCTGGGTTAAGATTTAATACCTCAACTAACATAGCCTTAGCCTCGTCTACCTTTTCAATCTGATATAGATAGCCAGAGAATACTGTTGCTAATGGTATTGCTTTGTCTTTGACAACAACATTACCAAGTAATGCAATGTATTCACCTACATAATCAATGTCTTTTTCTAATTGAACACCCATTAGGAAGTCACGGATTTGTAGGTTCTCATTGGTAGCAATGGCTACCTCTGCTATGTGTTGGGCTGATGGTGTAATACCATCTGCTATACCATCAATTGCTTTACGAATGTCCTCAACAATACGAACATTTGTATCACGGTTATCTGGATTGTATGTTCCTTCTTGTGTAACTAACTGTTGCTTTACTTCATCACGAAGTAAGTCATAGTTTGTGTCTATCATTTTATCTCCTTGTCTGGAGGGCGCCTCGCCCCTGTTGGCGTGCGCCCGATTTGCTATAGGTATCTGGCTATTGAATTGTAGGTAGATGTTGACACCACTTCCTCGTCAGTAAGTTTAAGAATACGAATAGCATTCTCAATCTCCTCAACATTATCTCTGTATTGGTGTGTATGCATAACTTCATACTCACGCTCAGGTTCTTTTGGAAAATCTTTGACATCACACACTAAATCAAAGTCAACATTAAGTGTTGTATTCCAAGAACGATAGTTAGTCCTAATGTTTTCTGCTTTAGAGAAGTTATCAATAGCCCACTTGTTAATATCTTTTTGCCATTTTTGGTGGGCTTTTTCGTACTTGTTTTCAAGTTCATCTTGCTTTGCATAGTTAGTTTTTATTTCTACTAACTTAGTTTCTAATGCTTTGATTACCTTGGCTGTAGGTATCTTTACATTAATTGTCCTGCCATTTCCTCTTGCCATTGTATCTCCTTTGTTTGTTGGTTGTTTGTTTAAAAAATGTATTGGTATCCACTATGGTATGGTAAGTGGCGACCGCTCACAACATCATTTCAAGTTTCCCTGCTGATTGACTGTGCATACCAATACATTTATTTATCTACGATTACGCTGGCTAGGCCTGCATCTCTCGTAGAAATCTAATACCATCCTTTGGCACGCCAATGTGCCCATGCCTTGGATGGCTTGTCGTAGCGGTGTTCTATATACACCAGCCCACGCTTAATCTGAAGCGGGGCTGGGGTTCCAGGTTTAGTCTTTAACATTTGGGCTATGCCATATGCTGTTGACTTAGGGTTGTTTGCCCTGTGGTTCCAGCCAGACTCTTTGCCCCAAAGTTTTGCTAATGCACGCCACTCAGATTTGTTCCAATGCGGGTACTCCCATTTCATTAGCGCCTGTGCGTATGCCTTCGCCATTCTTGGTGTCCATAAAGATGTGTCTATACAATTGGCTTCCAATTGTGTTGCTACTGCTGCTGCCATTGCTGGACTGGGTAAGAATGGTGTTGACAAGAACGCTAGTAGCCAACTTAAATACCCTGCTAACAATCTCTTCATTTAATAAACCTCCATGTGAGATATCCAAAGAGTAATAAGAATGTCCAGGACTGGAATGGTGTGAGGTACGCACTCGCAATGAATTCGTCAATCATTTCACCCTTACAATCTCTTGGCTATGCTTGATACCCGTATCAAACTCTAGTATATGCCACTCAGTTGGGTCGTCAAGGGCTTCGTCACCTGCTCTGTCTACATCTATATGTGTAGTTCGGCACCTGACTTTGGCCATAATCCATACTGTATGTTCCCATTGAGGAGTATCCTCCTCTGAATTAGGATTAAAGAACTCCATTAGATTCCTCCTCATTTTTGATGAGGTCATTAATGGTTGGCTCTGGGGCTACATATACTCTGCCTGTAGCAATTATCTCATCTAATACATCAAGCATGTCTATCATTGCATAGGCAAATGCCTCTTTGATTTTAAGTAGTTCCTCTGTGGTTCTCATTGCTATCTCCCTCTGTTCTGCTCACGCAGGTGAGCGTTTGCTGTTCTCATCTGGGCTACGGTTTTATCCATCAGCCTGATTACATAGATACTATACACCAGTGCACCCATTAATGACAATAGGGCTATTATAATTGCTATCATTGTTCCTGTATCTAGATACATGCTATCTCCTCTGTTGGTTCTGGATGTTCTGCTTCCCATTGTAACCAGATAGTTAGTTCCTCTGGTGTTATGTCTCTACTCATGCTATCTCCTATTCGACTCATTACTTACCGTATATGTTACCTGCGGTTCACAAAAAAAACAAGGCGGAGTGAGAGCCTAAGCCCCCACCCCGCCTGTTTGGTTATACTAGTGCTATATCAGTAACGATTTTGTTATCGTACCACTTCTCGTTTTTCTCGGAGTAAGTGCTGGTCTCATAGCCAGTGATATTGACTTTGAACTCGGATGTTGCATTGAAATTTTGGCGAACGAACTCCACCAAAACTGGGTCAGTGAATGTTACCTGACGAGCCGATACGAACTTGGATTTTGTAGAACCATCTGGTTGTACATCGTCCCTGCGGTCAACCACCGTGCCTTTGATTACTGTTTGGTAATCACGGACACCCTTAAGGATTGACTCTGTGTATGTGAATGTATTCATTTGTTTATCTCCTTTATTTGATTGGGGCGGTTTCCCCTATCACTTGTTAGAGGGGAAACCGCTTGATTGATTTATTTAGTTGCAGTTAGGGCACACTGCGTGCTTGTTGATTGTGTAGTGACATACTGAGCATATGCACTCATGGGTAGTTAGTTCGATTGAATCGTCTAAGTCGAAGATTCTGTCACTCATCCAGACCACTTGGTCTTTGAACTCACTGGCACGCTCAGTCCAGTCATGGCCAGATGGCTCATCCTCAATTTTACTAAGGCTTGAATACATAGGGAAGTATCTGTATGTATCCATACCACTCTCCACCATTTGATTAGCAATGATTGCATCACGGGCTTCTTTATCCTCGATGCAATCACCACATAGTTCGTTAAGTTGTAAACAATGGAAACAATCGTTCATTAGGGTAAGTTGGTTTTGAACTATGATTTCATTATTCATTTCTATCTCCTTTTCTATATCTACCAACTTGGTAAATATGCCGATTGCATATTGGTGTTGTCACTCTTGCCCAGTCTGGCTTAGGCCAGACAAGCATGGGCGACAATCGCCCTCAGGCGATTTGACAATACCAATACGCTTGAGGCACCCACTCAACATTAAAGCCAGCAACGAAGGCTCGGGATTGGGCTGCGACCCAATCCTGCTTGGTCTGGCACAGCGTGGCCTTGGACACGCTAGACAGACAGCCTTATGCTGGGCGGTGCGTCAAGCAGGTACCACCTGCCAGCCAGTGACGCCTTTGCTTTGTCTTTAGGTTTTTAGTTTAAACTGAGGCGCCCGAATGTATTTAAAGGCGCCGAAGAGAGCAATCTGCCAGGAGTCCATCTGTACAGGACGACAGGGCAGTATCTTAATCAGTTAGCGGGTCATTTATGACCCCAGACTGATTAATATCGTCTGTTATACAGTGTAGTATCTACATAAAAGATTTTCCCGTACAAAGTATATCCCCCATACCAGTCCCAGTTTGTCCTATTTTGTATAGATTTTTTGCATGCTTTTAAAAATACTTTAAACAAAAGTGTTCGTTTTAGGCTGTTGAACGGATTAAACAGTATAGAGACTGTTTCTGTTTTTAACAGTAGCAAGTCCTTGGGGGACTTGCGTTACAGACTGTATTGAATGACTGTTACAACTAATGAAAACGGGACAAGACTATGAGTTTTGAAAAGGGGGGTACTAACCCCAAAACTTTGGCTATGGCAGGAGCAAAGGCTAAAGTTCTAGCCCTTGTGGCAGAAGGCCACTCTGTCCATAAGGCTATGGAAATCTGTGGCAAAAAACCAGACACCGTCAGAATCTGGATGCTCAGGGACAAGAAGTTTGCAGCCGACTTAACAGAGGCTAAAGCCACCGCAAAGGATGCCTCCCTAGCAGCCCTAGGTATCCCAAAAGAAGAAATAGATTTCCCCAAGTTCTCTGAGATATTCTTACAACAAAGATTATTTCCACACCACAAAGATTGGATTGACTTACTAGAGGATAGAGAGCCTTCATGGCTTCACCCTAGTATGGTTTACGAAAAGGGTGACCCAGCCCGTCTATTGGTTAACGTGCCACCTGAGCACGCCAAGAGTACGGTAGTCACCGTAAACTACTCCACATACCGTATCGCTCTCAATCCAAATATCCGCATTATCGTGGTTTCTAAAACGCTGGTCAAAGCACGTGAGTTCGTGTACGCAATCAAGCAGAGGCTCTCCCATCCACGCTGGTTAAAGTTGCAAACAACTTTTGGCCCCGAAGGTGGTTGGAAAGAAGATTCAGACACTTGGCGAGTTGACACCGTTTACCTTGGGAGCGATGCTAGAAATTCTAGCGAGAAGGACCCCACCATCCAAGCACTTGGTATGGGTGGACAAATCTATGGAGCACGTGCTGACCTCATCATTCTAGATGACTGCATAACTACAGCCAACGCCCATGAGTACGAGAAACAAATCAACTGGCTACAAAAAGAAGTTATTACCCGTCTGGGTAAAAATGGTAAGTTACTAATCGTAGGGACACGAATTGCAGCACAAGACTTCTATAAAGAACTCCGAGAAACCAAGCATTGGTCTGGGGGTAAAAGCCCTTTTACTTATATGGGCATGCCTGCTGTTTTGGAGTATTCGGAAAAGCCTGAAGACTGGAAAACTCTTTGGCCTAAGTCGGACCTCCCGTGGGATGGGGATTCTGAAGTTCCTGACGAAGAAGGACTCTTCCCAAAATGGGACGGCAAAGCATTAGCAAGAAGACGAAGTGAAGTAACACCATCAACATGGGCTTTGGTTTATCAGCAGGAGGATGTCGAAGAAGATTCCATCTTCCCACCCGCTTTGGTGCAAGGTAGTACCAACGGGCAACGCAGAAAAGGTCCATTGCGCCAAGGCGGCGTGGGACATCCGACTGCAGTTGAAGGTTACACAATTATTGGATTTGACCCTGCCATGGGAGATAAAGCCCACGCAGCATTTGTTGTAATCACTTACAACAGAATAGATTCTAGAATATATGTTTTAGACTGCGTAAACATGGCAGAACCTACTCCCCAAAAAATTCGAAGTACGATAGAAGAACTTGTATTGAAATACAAGCCTCAAGAATTTAGAGTAGAAATCAACGCCCACCAGAAAGCATACTCATTAGATGATGAGTTAAGGCAATGGCTTGGTATGTATGGCGTAAGACTTGAATCTCATATTACTAATAAAAATAAGTGGGACGCAGCATTCGGTGTAGCATCTATGTCTACCCTATTTGGAACCGTACGAGAAGAGAAGTTCCAAAAGAATAACATGATTGAACTTCCATCTACTACTGACTCTGAAGGACTCAAGTCCCTTGTTCAGCAGTTGATAACTTGGAAACCTAATAGCAGAGGCAAGACTGACTGTGTTATGGCGTTATGGTTTGCTGTGCTTAGAGCACGGGAGTTTATGCAACAAACAAATCATTTGCAAAAGTTTTCATCTAACAGATGGACCACTAGAGCACAATCAGCACAAAGATATACAATCAACCTAGACGAAGCCTTTTCAGAACAATGGGCCGAAACATACGGATAAGGACATAACATGGCACTTCCATTAATCGCAGCAGGTATTGCTGCAAGAGTAGTAGGAAAGAAACTTGCATCAAGAGCCGCTGGTGGTATTGTAGGTGCAGGTGCTAAGAGCGTTAATCCTGTTTACAAAAATACAAGTTCAAACGTCAAAGTTGTTCCAGGTAAAACTGCACCTAAAACTGGTCTTGAAAATCGTGGTGCTAAATTAAGTTCAATGGAACAAAAACAACGTGCGGGTGATTTAAAATGGGACAGACAAGAAAAATCATACGAAGCCTCAATTGACCGAATGGCTGCTGGTATGAAAGGACCTAAGATGGGTGCACCATCTACTGGTGGAAAAGCAAATATTAAAAAAGACGCAGCAATTTCAAAACAAGCAAGTAAGAAATTACCAATTAAAATTAATAGCGCACTACCTAAACGAGGTAAATAATTGTTATCAATAAATCAAATATCTGCGAGAGTAGAGTCTTTACGTTCTCGTTCGAGTGAGCGAGATAGAAGGCAACTAGATGTACTTGCCGTACGTAAAGGACAGATATCACAGGTATACCCTGAGTTCTTTCCAGAGGGTGTAGATGCTAACGTAGTAGCAAACTTTATTGACATTGTTGCCCGTGACCTGTCTGAGGTAATGGCTCCACTGCCAGCAGTTAATTGTTCTGCAGCCAATCAGGTATCAGATAGAGCAAGAGTCTTTGCTGATAAGCGAACACGTATTGCAACAAATTATTTTAGTAATTCAGATTTACAAGTACAGATGTATCAAGGTGCAGACCAATACATCACATTTGGTTTCGTCCCATTCATTGTTGAATTAGACGAAGAAGCAGGGCTACCACGTATCCGAATAGAAAGTCCGATTGGGGCTTACCCAGAGTTTGACCGCTACGGACGTTGTATTGCCTTCGCAAAGAAATACTCACTTACACTTGCGGAACTGGTTGCACAGTATCCTGAGTTTGAGATTCAACTACTAGGCCCTGACCGTTATGAGCAGAACCTAGATGCACGTATTGACCTTATTCGTTATTACGATAAAGACCAATCAACAATCTTTATTCCATCACGGAATAATTTAGTTTTATCTCAAGTAAAAAACCCACTTGGTAAAATGCAAGTTGTG